AATACGTAACCACCAAGTCCTATGACTGTGAGTGATACTACCCCACTTGCGATTGCAATTGTGTTAATAATTTTTTGCATTTTTCTCCCAAAAATCTTCTAGTGCACTATTTATAGATGTTTTTGGATCAGTCATATTTTGTTCCATTATCTCTCTTCTTCTATTTCTCTCGTATATTCCATACATCTGCATCCACTGATCGGGATTATATAAACTTATTTCTCCATCTAACTCCTCACGATAAGTGACAATCTCTGCGTGTGCAGGTGGGTCAGTTACCGGTGCTGTACAACCAACTAATATTAATGGTATTGCAATATATTTAATCATTCGGAAAGAAGTGATCATATCTCATTATGTAGTATATCACAATACTAACAGAAATGAGAAGTATTACAATCATCCATACGATGCTCCAAACTACCATATTTAAAACTTTTTAAATAACTTATAAACTTTATAAGCATGTCTTAAATTTGTAACAAAAATTTCTTTACCTGTGGTCTTAATATATTTGAATGGTTCTTTCCTCAATCGTTTCCATCTTTTTGGAACTTCTTCAAATTCTTTTAAAGAATCAACCTCTTCACCAAGTACTTTCTTGGCAACCCAATCATTAAATTTCCAGTATTTCTTCCACATTATTTTGTAATCTCCACCTCAGATCTATCAGGAATAATATCCAAATCACCAACAAGACCACCTATAACAACAAAGGCAGTGAGCACAGCACCTGCACCCCATACCCATTTTTCAAGTGCTCTAATTCTTTCCCTCACATCTTCATTTAATTTAGTGATTCTCTCATCTGTTCTATCAATTCTTTTATGAATTAATTCCATACGACGAGTTGCGTTCTCAAGAGTACTGTCAAGAACAGCAATTTTCACATCTTGTTCTGAATCTTTATTTGATATGTCAGTCACGTTGTCTCCAATCATCCGATCTATCATTTTTAAACCAATCTGCGATATCATCTGCACCACTAAATCCTTTCTTGTCTGATTTTGGATCTCCAATATCTAAGTACTTAAGACAAGAACCATCAGGATCTGTTGCTAGTCTTCTTGCAGAGGATAACATACCTCTTGCACTCGTATTAGCTTTTGCTAATTTTTGTGCCCATATCATATCATCAATACTTACTTCTGTTCCCGCTGCAATTGATTTGCAAATGCCTTCTAATCGAAGACGATATTGTGTAGATAACATAAACTAATGGTTGTGATTAGTATTATCTATGCAATCATCAACATTGCTTTTTGTAATTCTTTGGAATGCTCATATTCGTCTTGAGCAATCTCTGCAATCTTAGTATCTAAAGGATGATACGCACTGTATTTAGTATATGTCTCAAAAGCATGCTTTTCAATCTTCATGTTGATATCATAAGCGTTAACAGGATTAACAAGATAGTAGCCAACCATGATCCAAAAATAAAATAAAACAAGATGCTTGGCAAAGAACCTATCGATCCAATACTTATTTCCCTCCCTAAGTTCCATCTCTTCCAAATGTTCCGTTTCATTGAGTGCCTGATAGAAATGTTCTTTCATCAAATATATATGTTCTTCACCCCGCAATCCAAGTGATTCACGAAAATGAAGTACAGAAATAAAAGCAAAGTAAGGTGCCCTTGCAATTACCTCAAGAACCCAGAATCTCTGGAAATCTCTACCTCTGTAGAGGAAGTCAAGGATATAAATTGTAGTATCCAAGACCCAAGTGTTAAATTTTTTCATACTAGTAAAGGATGTGACCACGCTTGTGGTATAAGAAAAGCTGCTGTTCCACAAATTAAACCAAAGATTACACATGTTGATGTGATGGGTAAGTCTTTCATTTAATCCTCCTTAATACAGTATTCACAAGAAAGAGGACTTGCCTTCATATCGGGCAAATCCTCTTTTGCTTGTTTTATTGCGTTGTATGCGTCATCTGCGTACTCGCAGATTTCGTAATGATTATTCTGTAGGTCGTGATAACCTATGACGTAATGGGACATGATAGTTTCAACTCCAGTACATTTGTATTTATTATAACATACTAGGTAAAAATACGCATTTATGTGTGGACTCCCTCACCCAATGATGCATACAATTGCAATCCCTAACAATAAACCCTTCGCAAAGGATATCCATAGGAGTTTATAGTCTGTAAGATTAAACCATTTTCTAAATTTACGTATTAATTTTTTATGCCACATCGCAAAATCAGTCAATACATCTTCAATTTTTTGGAAGGTAGTTTTTTTTCTTTTAGTCATCGTTATTTAAAACAAAATAAAAAATCATTCACAAGTGACTCTGCTTTTTCTTTTCCAAACTTACCAGAAAGATATCCCCCAACTGGATCTAATTTAGTCATATAAGTATCAAAGTCTTTATAAAAACTGGTATCATCACCAGTCGGTTTCTCTAATTCTATCATATCTTTATACTTTGTCAAGTAAGTTGTGAACATCTCAAGGTGTTCATCTACCTCATCCATTGTGCAATATCGAATATAAATGTTTTCTGAAAAATGATTACCTGGTTCAAAGAAACGATAGTCACCTTTTCCCTTTGGTAACCCTTCTACTGAGAACAAATAGTTTTCTACAGGATGTTGGAAGTCAAAGACAATAATGACTTTCTTGTCAAAGAATCCCATAAGATCCATACCAAAACATGGAAGATTACTGCCTGTCTTAGGATAGATGATGTTGTTGTATATGCAAGATTTTTCATTCCAGATTTCTACCTCTCTACTTTTAATTATATACTGAGTGGTGTATGTCTTTGCAGTTAGAAAAGTATCTTTTCCCTGCCATTGTGCCCAAACACTTCCCACCCCATTATGTAAAGGGAAGGTTTGATGCAACACATCTTTATAATTTTTCCAAAGATTCATGAATGTGGGTCGTAAATTCTAATTAAAATACCTACCGCAGCAATAAGAACTACAACAACTATGAGAGCAATCATTTTTCTAACAATTTTTGTTTAAATTTTCTGCCATGTTACCACCAATATCTGAACCTTGATTACCACCAAACATTGCTACCCAACCAGCAGCAACCCAACCAACAAAAGGAATAGTGGAAAGAGTAGGAGCAGCAGCAGCACCAACACTTGTCCCAACCAATCTGCCTGTACCCTCTGCGGATCCAATTGCTTTGATACAGGCTTCACTTTTTCGGGCAGCATTTATTTCATCTGCCTGTGCTTGTGTCAAACCAGGTTTTTGTTCCAACCAAGATCTTGAATTAGATACAGCACCACCTTGATTAATTTGACCATCCATAAAGTACTCTTCAGTAACTTGAGTGGTTTCATTTGCTAAACCTAAGAAACCACCTTTCTCTTTGATATCCTTAGTAATAAATGCTGTCTTAGGATCATTTGCTTTGTAACTAATTCGATATCCTTCTTTATTAACTTCTGCTAGATATGATGTATAAGGTCCTACAGGTGGACTTATGATTGGTAAATTATCTTTTCGACTTATCATACCAATTAAACCAATATGAGATAGACCAAAAACTCCACCAAGACCAAGTGCGAACCACTTAGTCAAGTTAATATTTTTCTTTGGTTTTTTTGGTTTGGTATCGGTAACCTTTACCTCTGGTCCAAACATCGCCTCTTCCATATCCATAATTCAAATTCCTATTTTTTAGGTGCAGCAGTCGGTACGATTGATACTGGTGCTTGCTCGATTCTGATTGTTTGTGCTGGTGCAGTTTCAGATGCTTTTGCGATTAAAAACTCCATATCTTTCTTTGAGATATTCGCACTTCCACCATCAGCAGATGATTTTTTCTTACCTGCTGCTTGGACGCCAAATGTCGCTAAAGTTCCTGTGAAAACAGAAGCTATGAAAGTTGGATCAAGTTTTTGTTCTGGTATGTTAAATGCTGCTGGTAACTTAACATATGCTAAAGTTAAAATACCTGCAGACCATACAAGAACTGCCAATCTTACAATTGTAGATAAAAATGCAAGTTGCTCTTCCTTGTCATCGACACTCTCTTTAATTTTTGTTAGAAGATTTTTTGGTTTCTCTTCAACCTTTTGTTCTGGTTTTTTATCTACCATATTACATACTAGAATGCACTCTTATTTAGTAAAATAATTTTTATCTAAGCATACTCACTATCTTCTCCTATGTAAGCGAGTGAAAATATGTCAAGATCATCTTTTTCAAAATAAAACCATTCCGCAAATTCATCATGAATTGCACAACCATCTTCAACTGTATGAAGATCACTAGTCTCGCATAATGCTTGAATGCGACTCATAGCCCAATCATGAGTTGTTTTTAACGTTTCATTAAAATTGTCCATAGTCTTTCCGCATGTAGCGTCCTAGAATGTTACTATTATAATATAAAGGTCTTCCATCGTCAAGAGACTCACTTAAGACATTATTTAAAAACAACTGTTTTGTCTCTTCAAAATTAACCAAACCTTTTGTTTTGTGTAAACTTAATATCTCCCTCTTAAAATTTAACTTACCAAATTGTTTTATATCTTCTTTTAGTTCTGGGCAACTACCGTAATATTTTTTCCAATCACTTTCGGACGTAACTCTTCTCTTCGACCCTGTTCTTGGTTTTCTTTTTTGCCAAAAATATTTTCTTCCTATGTATCTTCTTCCTGTTTGTTTACCAGTAATTAGATAAACAAACCCATAGTAATCACCGATTAGATCACTGTCAAAAATTTTATCATCATAAGTCCAAGGATTTTCATACTGACTCATACTTTTCTATAATAGCAACTAAAGTATCTAGCGGAATCCACGCAGGGTCTTCAGTTCCTATCTGCACCTCTACTTCAGTAAACTCTTTTTGATAAAATCTACTGTAAGATTGACGAGTATTTTTAACAACATTAAATGGATTTGTCAATGTCTTCATCATTATTAAGTTTATTTATATCTTGACTATAACTATCGGCAGCATCTCTGATAGCATCCTTAAACAATTCTATGTTGTCTTCGGGATTTAATCTATCCAGAAAGTCGTTATCTGGTGTAAAAATAACAGGACCTTCTTTGATTCTTTCTTTTAGTTCGTCAAGTAGATCTTTGTCATCCATGG